ATTATATACAGGATGTTAGAGCAACCAAAGCCTGGTTCACCAATTTGGTTTCTTGCAAAAGAAGAAACAGTAGTTGAGAATCCTACGGCAATAGCTATGCGTTCAGTTGCTTCAGTTGTAGATGACGAGATTTATGTACCTGAGAAAGTTAAAGAGTATGTAAAATGGGGTGAGTTTAATACCATCTCTAAAATCGTTAAGTCTAAAATGTTTTATCCGATTTATATATCGGGTCCTTCCGGTAACGGAAAAACTATGATGGTTGAACAAGTCTGTGCTAATACTGGCAGAGAATATGTTCGAGCTCAGATTTCACCAGAGACTGATGAAGATGATTTGATTGGTGGTTTCCGATTGATCAACGGTGAGACTGTTTTCCAAAAAGGACCAGTTATCAAAGCTATGGAAAAAGGATGTATCCTTTTAGTTGATGAGATTGACCGAGCTACAAACAAGATAATGTGTTTGCAAGGAGTGCTCGAAGGTAACCCAGTTCTTTTGAAAAAGACTGGAGAAGTTATCAAGCCGGCTCCTGGTTTCAATGTGATTGCAACAGCAAATACAAAAGGACGTGGTTCGTCGGATGGCAGATATACAGCTGCAACAATTATTGACGATGCTTTCCTTGAAAGATTTGTGGCTGCAATTGACCAACCATTTCCTAATCCAACGATTGAGAAAAAGATTGTTAAGGCTCACATGTTAAAGTTTGACGCTTTAGATGAAACATTCCTTGACAAACTAATTGCTTGGTCTAATGTGATTAGAAAAACTTTCGATGCTGACGGAGTAGATGAGGTAGTCTCAACTAGACGTTTGTGTCACATAACAAAAACATTCGCTATCTTTAACGATAAAATGAAATCGATTAATCTATGTATTAGCCGATTTGATGAAGAGACAAAGGAAGCATTCCTTGATCTCTACTCAAAGATTGATGAAACGGCTGAAACAGAGTTGGATGATGTTCAACCAAATGTTGAAGAACCAACAAAAGAAGAGTCGCATGATGAATATGAATACCACTAATAATTTGCGAAAGCAATAACCTAACCTAACCTCAAAAAATCCTGCTCTTCGGGGCAGGTAATTTTTATAAATAAAGGAAAAGATATATAATGAAATTAAGTGATAAGACAATTGAAACGCTGAAAAATTTTTCAAGCATTAATCCCAATTTAGTAGTACGTGAAGGTAATGAATTAAGTACTATATCAGAAGCTAAAAATATTATGGCAAGTACTACAGTATCTGAAACATTCGATAAACCATTTGGCATTTATGATCTAAATGAGTTTCTGTCAGCGGTTAGTTTAATTAAAGACTCTGAATTAGAGTTTACTGATAATGCAGTTAAGATTAAAAATGCATCTTCTTCAGTTGACTATCGATTTGCTAATATTGAAATACTAACAGCTCCTGCTAAATCTATTACAATGCCTGAGTCTAATTTATCAATAACAATTACAGATGAAGTTATTAGTGAAATTAGACGAGCTGGAAGTGCACTAGGTCATCCTGTTCTTTCGATTACAAATAGTAATTCAGATATTATTGTTAAAGTATGTGATCCTAGTAATCCTACAGCAAATACATGGAGTAAAATTATTCAATCTGGCGATAAATTAGTAGCCACATTTGATTATCAATTTTTAATATCTAATTTGAAATTAGTACCTGGTGATTATGAAGTAAATATTTCCAATAAACTAATTTCAAGTTGGAAGAATACCAATACTTCAGATGTTGAATATTGGATAGCGCTAGAAAAAACATCAACCTATGAAGACAAGGAGTAAGACACATGAGTGACAATGGTTATGATGCGGCATCTGCTGCAAATGAGAATAAAGGTCCTGCGCCTGAAATCAACCTAGGTGACTTTGCAGTCACGGTTGCTATAATCGACACCGTTTCAAAACGCGGTGCTTTCGAGGGACAGGAACTGGCTGATGTCGGCCGACTTCGCGAACGTCTTGTGACATTTATTGATTATCACAAGCCAAACGAAGAAGCTGATCCGCAGGTAGAATCAGTAACTACTGAATCTCTAGATACAGCAGAGACAGAAGTTATTGACTTTGAAGATGCGCCTGAACCACAGGAGTAATCTTCAAACCTGGGTAAGTTGTAAAACTGCCTGTACTTTTACTTGAAAATATTGTATATTATATATTATGAAAAATGAATTTTTATGGGTAGAAAGATATCGACCCAAAACAGTTAAAGATTGTGTTTTACCAGATGACCTGAAAAAGATTTTTACTTCGATGGTAGAGTCTGGTGAAATATCTAATATGATTTTAAGTGGTACTTCCGGTCTTGGTAAAACCACTGTCGCTCGAGCTTTATGCAATGAGCTCGATCTTGATGTTCTGTTAATTAATGCTTCTGAAGAAAGTGGGATTGATACTCTTCGCTCAAAGATAAAACAATTTGCGTCTTCAGTTTCCTTACATAGCGGAAAACATAAAGTAGTAATATTAGATGAAGCAGACTACTTGAATGCGCAATCAACTCAACCAGCCCTCCGAGCATTTATTGAAGAATTTGGTTCGAGTTGTCGATTCATACTCACGTGTAATTTTAAGAATCGAATTATAGAACCACTACATTCAAGATGTTCTGTTATTAACTTTAATACTTCAAGAGATGATTTAGTTCGTCTTTGTGGAGAGTTTCTAATTAGACTTAAACATGTTCTAAAAGAAAATGAAATAGACTATAAAGAATCAGTTCTTGCAGAAGTAATAATGAAGTACGCACCAGATTGGAGAAGGGTGCTTAATGAATGTCAAAAATATTCTAAGACTGGCGAATTACAGAATGATGTTTTAGTATCTGTTGGAGATGTAAAGCTTGATCAACTTTCAACTTACATCAAACAAAAGAATTTTAAAGAAATGAGAAAATGGGTTGCAGAAAATTCTGATGTTGACTCAAGTGTTATATTCAGAACTATATATGATAAGATTTATTCTTTTATAGATTCTAAAGCAATACCACAAGCCGTTATTATACTTGGAGAATATCAGTATAAAGCTGCTTTTGTTGCAGACAAACAACTTAATCTAGCAGCGTGTTTAACAGAGTTAATGGGTATATCATAATGAGTAATTTAAAAAAAGTAATTATATGGAGAATACTTTCTATTATAGTATGTATCGGAATAGCTAGACTTTGGTTTGGTGATTGGCATGCAACATGGTTTGGATTATTCATATCAGTGTTAATGACAATCATACATTACTACTTTGAAAAGGTATGGGACTTCTTTAAGTATTCAACACAACCCGTAGAATGGTTTGAAAGATGACACCCTTTGACTATTTAAATTCAATTAATCAAGGAACTCAAGGTGAAGACCTTTTTACCACCGAACGATCCATTGGAAGCGGAGAAACAGTTCAAGACTATAATTGTTTTATTGTTAACCGTGGTCTTTCTTATCATAATGACAGTGTTCTTCTAGCAAATGAAATGAATAAATTACCAGATTTACCGCACATTATGCAATTTGATTTTTATAGACATACACTTAGACCTAGAAAAAGATTTGCTAAATGGGTTAAGCAACAAGAATCGAGTAATGATATAAAGATTATACAAAAAGCTTTTGATTATTCTCGTGAAAAAGCTGAGCAAGTTTATGATTTATTCGATAAAAAACAAATCAAACAATTAAGAAGTCTTTTTGACGAAGGAGGCAAATGAGGCCACTAATAGTAACAAAAGAAGATAGAGAAAATTTAGAAAGACGAATAATAGCTATAATGTTTTTACTTTCAATATTTACTGCTTTTATTAATATATCAATAGGAATTTATTTTGGAGTTATGACAAATGTTGTTGTAAACTTTTTTAAATATGTAATTAACAAAAGGGACATAACATAATGGAAGATAAAATATTTGGACTTTTAGCTTGTGCTGCGTGGTATTTTTGTGGACATTACATTGGTTTTAAAAAAGGAAAAATCCAAACACTTGCAAGCTGTGAATCAGTAATTGAAGAAGTTATAGAAGATGTAAAAAATGGAGATGTTGATAGGTGGATTGATAAAAGTGAAGATTCATAATTGTATAAATAATATTTTAATGAATGAATAATTATGAACTTTGAAACTGATGAAATTATAAAATGGGAACCAGGCGATATGGTAGAGATAACTCTACAAGAACCTGATGATTTCTTAAAGATAAAAGAAACCCTTACCCGTATCGGTATATCTTCCAAAAAGAATCAAAACACTCTCTTCCAGAGTTGTCACATTTTACACAAACAAGGAAGATATTTTATTGTACACTTTAAAGAGCTCTTTTTACTTGATGGTAAACCAGCTAATTTAACAGAAAATGATGTACAACGAAGAAACACAATAACAGAACTTTTATCTGATTGGGGTTTATTAGATATAGTAGATACAAATAAAATGCAAAATAGATTTGCATCTCTTAAACAGATAAAAATATTATCGCATAAAGAAAAACGTGATTGGGTCTTAGAGTCTAAATACTCAATAGGAAACGTTAAGAAATACTAAGGAGTAATATGGCTGACTTAAACAGTTTAACAAAAGTACAATTAGAAGAATTGGGTCGTGAACACGGTATCGAACTAGATCGTAGAAAAACTAAAGCTAAATTAGTTTCTGAATTACGAGAAGTAGTAGGAGATACAAATCCACCACCAGCAAAACCAACACTATTAACAGAAGTAAAACCTACTTTACCAAGCGGTAAATTGCTTACAGAAGCTAACGGAACTGTTATTATATTTGATGACTTTGGTTCAGCTCGCGGAGCAGGAAATAAAAAAGGTGGTAAAGCGATTGAATTTAATGGTAAATGGGTTGTAAAAAT